TATTGAGATTCTTTGGATATTAGATTCCTCTAAATTGGTTTTAGAAAGGATTGAGAGCTCGTATTGTGTAGAAAGGATTTGTTTATTACATGCCAGTATTTTAGAGGTCAAACTTCGACTCTGATCTATCCTATAAAAAATATAGTATTGATATAGGATATAACGTTTAAATTTTATGCGTGGAAGATTTTACATCAGAATTGGAATACTAAAATTTTGATGGTTAGTATCATGGAGCCTTTTTTGTTAGAAGAAGTTTTTTATAATATAGTTAATAAAAATGCATTTCAACTAAATTTGCTAATTAAAAAGACCAAGATACTAAATTTTAAATGATAATGTGCACTTCCACAGATTTTGTTACAGTTACAAAGGAAGCCAAAGATTATAATGACCCTTATGGAGAATGTTTGCATGAATTCCATATGGCTTCCGAGTTATCAAATGTTACTTAATTGGGTAGATAATATTTGATACCAGCTTATTTACCAACTTAATTGATTAAACCTACCCAACATAAAGAAGCTGTTAATACATTCTTTGTTGTTTTAGTTAGCTTTATAGCTGCTACTATTGTCTTCTTTGTGTACAAGTCGTATTATAGATACCTAGTATAATACGCTGACTGGCTCAAATAATCTTCAGTTTATAACAAATTTTATAACTTTGTTATGAAAGCACTTGATAGAGCAGTCATGAGAAGGTTCTAACTCAGAGGAGAAGAACATATATCAATACATTAAAAAGATCTTAAATATTATGATTATTAAGGAAGATCTTATGTATCGATTCCAGAGTTGAAGTTTTTCGATTACGAAGGTAAAGAAAGGCAATTCGACTCCATTTCAGATTTTTATAATTTTTATAACAAATACTGTTCCTGCGGATCTTCATATTCAAAGAGAAAATTATTGAACACTAATGCTGATACTAATCTCTGGGCGTATGATAGATGTGTAATGAATTTGTTTGCTGGTTTGATAGGTAGATAGGGAGGTGGAAAAACTTAATGTGATTATAATTACCTCTAATCTTTCCGACGGTATTTTTAAGAATCTGATTTTGTTTTTGATTTCATAGAGAATTTCTAAACATATTCTCTCGAGGAATATATGGAACATATAAGAGAAGTGGATGCATAGAAACATAAAATGTATGCCAACTATCTAGAAAAATTTAAGCATGAAGCAGTTGATGAAAAGACTATGAGAAGAGATATTACTTATGAAGTCTTCACTAAGAGTGGAGAATATCATATCTCTTCAGGATCCGAACCAACTTCTAAGAGATCTCGTAATATATTTAACCCTTCTGGATATTTAAAAGTTTATGGAGGATGGGTTGCATATAATTGTAAGAAGAATTTGAAGAGGGTTTGTAGTCATTTTATTGGAGATATGGATCTACAATAAAAAGAAGCTGCTATCACGAGTGAGTATTTAAAATACAAAGATCCTTTGTTTATTAGTAATGATGGTGATGCTCACGATTCTAGATAACACAAAACTCTTATAGATTCTATTGATAATTATCTAATTACGTAGGTAATAGATAAGATCTTCGATAGAGAATCTTGGTTGACCGAGGCTTAGAGAGATAGAATCCGTAACATGGTTTTCAGCCCTGATGCATATATTATTGGATTCGATAATAAAAAGAAGGTTTTAAAAGCAAAGATTACTGGTACAGTTTTTTCTGGTCATCCGACTAGAACTACCTTTGGAAATACCTTGAGGGTTATATTTTATTTGAAATATTCTTATTATTTATCTAATATTAAAGACTATTCCTTATTTGTTTGTGGAGATGATGTTTTGTCTATTACAGAAAATAAAAATAAGGAAAAATTTGAAAGAAACTTTTATCGTGTGTATACTACAGATAAAAGCCTTATGGTTCATGGTCTTGGATAAGTAACGAAGGGATTAGTATTTTCAAATGAAGTATTTACCTTTCTTAGTTTGAATGGTTGTTATTTTCC